TCCATGAACTTGTAACCATCCGAAACGATTATACAGTCATGATAAGTCAATTTCTCAGAACCAATATCCGGTAGATTGAGAGTCTTATTCGTCGCTTCGTTATTAGCTAAGAGGTGATAGTCTTCGCGGCTTGTTAGCCGGTTAATATCTACCGGTTGAGCCGTACATGTGAAATCACGTACCCATAGTTTAGATGCGGCCAGTAGATACTGGTTCCGATTACGATGTTTTTTGATCTGGGTCATTTTTTAGGACATGGCACAATTGCCACGCATTGATAACCATCTTCGGTTTGCCCGAGGATGTTTTGAAGCTCTAGTTTAACAACTACGTCGATTGGAGCACCTTTGTAGACCATTTCTACTTCCGGGTCTTTTATTACTAGAGGAATTTCACTTGGAAATCCTGAGACTTCAATTGTTTTTGGAATCCCCTCAACCTGGATAGAGTCGGGAATGCCACTCCCATCAATCGAAATAACACTCGGAATACTTGCTCCAATTAAGCTGATTTCGCTTGGGATATTAAAGTCTGATTCCAACTTGATAGCCTTTGGTAAGCTACTTGCATCAATCACAATTGGGTTGATCTCGGGCTTTGTTAGGCTAACCTCGATGTATTTGGGGAAATCACTCTTGACTTCGATCACCGATGGAATATTTGGACCTACGATATTGATCCGCGTTGGCAGCTTATGGTCAGCAAAACTTATCTCGGGGGCCACCACATTGATCACAGAAGGAATACCAACAAAATCATAGTCGATCTCAATGGCATTCAAAGCTTCATCGTCCATCATCCCCAACGGCGGTGCAAACGGTGTCGCACTCGGACATGAATCTGGACAAGTAACGGAAACCGTGCAAGAAAGAGTGGGTGGTGTGCCATACTCAACTGAAATTTTAGGTGGCGTGCCATACTCTACAGAGATATTACCGGGGCTGCCTATGAGCGAAATTGTCGATGGAATCGTTCCAACAATTGAAATCTGCGAAGGGATCGAGCCAATCAAACTGATCGGCGATAGGCTTGGCACAATCAAGCTAATCGGCGACAAACTCGGCGGAATGATGCTGATTGGAGTCAAAATAGGCGGTATCACGAAAATAGGCGTCAAAACCGGCGGAATAACTGAGATTTCAGTCGGAATTGGCGGCACAATCGAGATAACGCTCGGAACTTGAATGTCAATATCACCAATGCTGATAATTGGGATACTTAATGGCGACAAATCAATACAAGGCTGAACAATTGGTGGAAATTGGAAATCAAAATCCACAGGAGGAATTTCCGGAATCGTGATGTCTGGAATTGTTGGCAATTCAACAATCGGAATCAACAATGGGTCTGGAGCACCCTCAATAGTGGGCTGATCTGGGAACTCTCTTTGTACCCCCGTCACAACTACCTGACAGAACGAATTCGATGCCGAAGCTGTAGGGTCAATGCGAGAATTAGGGGCATAAAGATGCGTGCCCGGTGAAGTGGACGTTGTAAAGGCCCCATCACCAAAGTCAAGTCGGAAGGTAGATAAAGTTCCTGCGATCTCAAGGTCGTAAGAGATCACAGTTCCAGCACAAGGGTCTTCCGAGACTATGTCATAACTGAAATCAATCGTCGGACACTGGCCGTCGTCCAAACAATCTGGCTCTAACTGAAGATTACAAAGCCGCTGAAACAAAGTGCTGTCGTCCCCTACAACACAAACATCGACTCCCAGGAATTGTTCGACCGCAATGATAGTCTCTACGATCTGATTGTGGTGCTCGGCCAATACAAAACCACGAATGTATGTGCCTTCAGTGTTATATTGCGTATGAGAACCACCCAAATTCCGTAGGCAGCATTTGAGCTTGTAAACACGGTCGTTAGCGTTCTTCTCGACAGAATCATAGTAGAGAAGTTCACCACTGACATTTGCAAAACCATTGTCCGCCCAAAGCTCGTCTTTATCTGCCGGCTGTGGGACAATGAGAATTTCATCGCTCCATGGTTCATTATCTGCGGCTAGGAATGTCTCCGACGTATTGTAGACAAGATACAACGTGCGGTCGCTGTCAATAGCCGTTGGAAAAACAGGTTGTGGGGGAAATCCTGGCATTTAGTTCAAATGTGGTATGGTGTTAATTTCACTATTTACGTTTGAGGCATTGAACAACTTGATACCAAGTTGCTCAAAATTTTTCTTTGCTAGTTCGAATTTAGCGATTAGGTAATCTTTACCCAACCTCATCGGGTCCGGTGTCGAATCAATTCCATAAAAAGCATCTGGCTGTTCTCCCTCGAATAGTCGCTTCATATCAATTCCATTATATTGATTCTGTGGGCCGGGCCTCCCTGCTTTGTCCCAAATCTTGACCTTAGCTAGATTGTAGTCATGGTCGAAGCCAAGTAAATAAATTTCATCAACCACTTGGTCGGCGAGCCAATAGAGACCATTAAAGAAGGAGGTATAGCCAAGATAATGCAGTGGGGAATCTGTTTTTACCCCAAGCTTCTTGCAAATGCTAAATGCACTTTTTCCGTATTCCTTATGGCTAATTTCTGTCTTATAGTTTTTTTTCTGCGGCCAGCGATTCTGTGGGAAATCACCTGGGTGAATCCAAATATCAAATTCATTCAACAACAAATGAGCATTGTTTAAGCAGGCAATCTGATCATATTGAGATAAATCCATCTCGGTGACTAGAAGCGAGCTTTTCCCAGAGCCAATGTATAAAACTTTCATCTCTTACTCTACATTCAGATGAGGATTATCTACTTCTGTAGTAATCCAAACTCTATCGCCAACATGAGTTCGGGCTTTTTTATCTGACTCACGGACATTCATTGTCCAAATCTCATTATAACTTTGTGTCCCATACTTCAGTTTTATGGTCGTCCAATCTTGGATGCTTTCTAGGAAACTACGGCCATCTTCATTATCAGGAACACTAAAAGTAAAGGGAAGCCATTGGGCTTTCCCTGGAGTCCATGTCTTCTCGCTCAAGAAGGATTCCTCAATTTCGATATTGGGTCTACATTTTATTGTTACGTCTAATTCGCTGCTTTCCTGCTGTATCGTCCATTTTGACTTAGGTATTTCCATTAGTAAACTCCCATGATAAATTGTTCGTTGCTATTTGGCCTTGACCCAAGCGATACGAACGTCAGGTCGGCTTCGTTGAATTTGATGAATGCGTTTGGACTATAGTCGTAGGATAGGTAGGCCCTACGGTCGCCGTCGGATGCGGCACGTAAAGGTTGGCTTGGATCACTGGCTCCCGCTACTGTGATGTCTTGAAGGGCTCTAAATGCTGACGAGCCAATACCTGGGCCGCCTGTAGACCAAGTGCCAGAGCTTGGGTTATATGCGGCGACTTCACCACTGTTGTTGAAGACGTACACGCCACTTGAGAGGGAAACCAATTCAAGTTCTGTGCGAGCCGATCCAGGAATATCACCAAGCTTTGTAAAATTCTGTACTAAATCGCCAATGATGCCTTCGGATCGATAGAAACTTCGAATCCTGAAAAAGCCACCCGGCCCGGCATCATTTCTTGCAATGTAGCCATTAGAAAGATGGAAGGTAGTTCGATATGTGCTAGGGTACGAATCTGGATTTTCCGTTAGTTCATCAGCACCATTCAAGTAATTGGAAGACAGATACGTAGTCGTCGCAGCAGAAAGCGTATCAAGGGCAATACGATCTCTTGTTTGATTTACGTCTGTAACCATATCGGCAATACTGTCAAGTCCAAAGACGATATTGGTGTTTGTTGGGCTGTTGATCGCTGCCCAGTTCCAGTTCCGTGTAAGTGTATCCCCACCGCCACCAATCGAGGGAGTTGTCCAGGTGTCATCAAAAGGCTCGAACTGGCGAAACTTGATTGTTGTTTCATCTTCGGCCCAGAACACTAAAGATTGGCCCTTATCGCCTGACGTGGTTGTATTCCTTGGTGTGAAACTGTTGTTTCTACGGAAGACATCACGTTGATATGTCTCTTCCGAATAACCAGATGTGAACGAGTGATCTCTTGTTACACTCAAGTCCGGCATCAAGGTTGTTTTGAATGTCTCACTGATTAAGCCAAACTCAAAGACGTTCACTGTTTTTGTGATAGCTGTGTTTGATTTCGGGGAGTTAAAGGCAAGCCACCAAAGATTCACTCTCTCAACCACATTGATCTCATTTTCGAGCGTTGTAATTCGGTATGCTTCGAGTTCTGTATCAACACGAACTTTCACGTCGTACAGACCCCCGACGCTATAAGAGGCAAAGGTTTCAGCGTTGTTGCGATGAACTAAATCGTCTCCCAAACTCCATGTATATTCGACTACAGGATCAAGCGGATTCTCGCCGTTATCATCTACAGAAAGTGCTATCAATGTGTCTGTTCGTACTTTTGTCGGCACGATTGTAATAACTGCTTCATCCGGAGGTGGAGCTTTTGCAATGATGTACTCTGGGAAAGTTACAGTGTCTTCACCAAACTCGTTACTTACCGTAAGCGTTACGTCATATTTGTCTGGAAGCCCATACGTTTTTGTAATGCTGCCGCCATCTGTATCAACAACAACAGATTCTGTACTTGGCACGGTGGTACTGGCCGAAATAATTGATGATGGACCTGACCCATCGCCAAAATCCCAAAGGAAGAAGGTAGGGTTTCGAAAACTCTCATCAGTAAACGTAACTGTAAGTGGGACTACACCAATTCTTCGGTCTGCTGAAAACCAAGCTCTTGGCGTCAAAACGAGCTTTCGCAGGAAATTCAGGCGACCTTCCAACGTCGATCCAAAAGGCCGAACATCGATTGTTCCTTCCACGCCAATAAAGTTCTCGATAGCTATCAAAGCATCCTTGAGATTATTGTGATGTCGAGCCATGACGTTCTGCGTGACATTCGTAATACCTTTTGGCTTGACGACATCGGGAAACCCAGGCAGTAACTCTAGCTCATCGAAGGTTGTATCTGTCCGTGACCCATAGAAGAATGAAATTGCTCGGTTTTCAGGCTCACTACATTGTTCTGTCAATGTAATCAGACCATTCGCAGGGAATTTCGAGATCACGTCTGTTTTCCCTGTGATAGTGATGGATGTGTCGCCAGGATTGTAGTCTTCTACTAGTTGAGCCCTCAGTGAATCATGCACCAAGAAAAGACTTGCATCGTCGTCAAGAGCTTCTGGAAAATTAGTCCCATTCGGTATTGTCATGTGGTCACCACAATTGGATCATTCAATTTTACTATTTTGAGTGTTGTATCGGCAAAAACAGGCATGAGAATCGGATTGTACTCGCCCGCTGTTGTGTATGTGTGCGTAACGGTATGGATATCTGGATCATCTATAGTGACACGTGTGCCATCATCAAAAATCCAGTTTCTTTGGATGATATCTCCATCTGTCTGGTCGATAAATGTGAAAACGGTGCTCGTTGTCCCCATTTCAGGCGTTACAACCATAAATGGTGGCTTTTGATCTTGGTTCACAAGCACGTAGTCGCTTTTAACGACAACTCCCTGTCCACCGAGTTGCGTGATAAGCCGCAGTTGGACCGTAAACAGACCCTCTGAGAGATAAGTGTGGATTGGACTTTCCTCAGTGGAAGTTCCCCCATCCCCAAAATCCCATAAAAATCTTGCGGCCAGCCTATTTGTAAAGTTCTGGAATCTGACCTTCAGCGGTGGTGGTCCAGCAAGAGGAAAAGCACGAAAGGTAGGTTTGGGAGCATAATGCTTCTTTTCTAAGGCTGTTAAGATGCCATTCAAGGATTCGTCCGTAGGATCGACAGACGTGCCTAAGAACGCTTCGATATTCAAAAGGGCGTCCTTGGTCGAATTGTGATGCTCGGCGTCCACAGTGTGGCTTACAGACGTTCCTATGGCCCATTGACGCTGTGTTGATCCACCAAATCCTCGATCTAGGTCTTTGAAGATACCAACACCCTTCTGGCCGTAGTAAATTAACTCATTTCCGATCCTGATTAAACCATTATCTGGGAAGGTCGAAGTATCGTTTACCACGATGAATTTGCCGGTTTGAGTCAAAACCTTCGTTAATACTGTTTGAGCGTCATTCTTCGCTTCGTAGAGCGTATCTTTGTTATCGATAGCTGAAGGATAGATTGAAAGATCACCGGTTTGATACCCTTCATCGAGGGTCGAGATTCTGTCAGCCATAGTGGGTTATTTATTCTCCTTATCTCCTTCTTTGATCGCCTTCTGCATAGCGATCCGTCTTTGTTCAATGATCTTATCTACTTCCTTTCGAACAGGAACTTCTCCAGGAAGTGCCATAATGCACTTGTATGTTTCGGCATGCGGTGGATGACCGAGGGCTAGCTCACAATGCAACTCATTTGTGAGTCGAGCATTCCAGTATTCTGTTTGTACTTCAGTGCTATCCCAGTCTTTAGCTTCCTCGACTTCTATTAGTTTCCCGTAGGTTTGAATCAGAAAGCTAGCTTCTTCTTCTCGTCCTTTCAAAAGTTCATGAAGTTCCTGGATACGCTTTTCCATTGCTCGTTTCTTGCGTTTCATTTGCTTAAGTCGAATTTCATGTCTTTCTTTAGAGCGACCTTCACCGGGCTTTGTTGCCTCATTTTGTTCTTCGAGGTCAAGCTCTAAGAGTCGTCGCTGGTCGTATTGGTCTTCAAGTTCCAAGAGGATGTTGTCGATGTCATTCTTCTTGCTACTCAGTTCCTGGACGCAGGATTGAATTTTTGCTTGGATTGTTGGCTCTTTACCGATAACGAAATAGTAGAGTTGAAAGAAGCTATGTCGATTGGGCTTCTTCTGTTTAAGGACTTCTTCGATTTTGGGTAGTAACTTATCCATTTTGACTCCAGCTTAAGGTGTTTATTGTCGATCTCAGTAATAGAGGAGGGGCTATGGCAATTCTAAAAGGCAAACAGGTTTACTTAGGCGGTCCAATTGAATTTGAGGATCGCGATAAACCAGACTGGCGGCCAGAAGTTATCAAGGAGCTTGAGTCGAGATTTGATCTCGTAGTCTATGATCCGTCTCAAGACGAGAAACAGTCCTTCCAAAAGGATATTCTCTCTGCCCTGGCCGTAGAAAACTACGACGAAGCTGAGCGGATTGCTTCAGACTTTGTAACCAAAGACCTTGGCACTATTGATCGATCTGATATTTTGATTGCTTACGTACCTCGCGGGGTTCCCTCGACGGGCACTCCTGTAGAAATTCATCACGCTATCTCCGTGAAGAAGCCTACATTGTTGGTTTGCCCACAAGGCAAACGGTTTACTGCATTATGGTGGTTCGGCGAAATGCGTCACCAGTTTTGTTTTGGTAGTTGGAATGATTTGTATGATTATCTCACTGAAGTAAACAGTGGCCATCACCGGCACGATAAAAAGTGGCGTTATATTGGACTATTTGCTGATACTTAGACTACAATATGAAGACAGGGAAGCGTCCGCCAGAAAACGCATAAAAGAGCGAACGCCCCCTGCTTCAAGAGAGAGTCTCATATAATCTTAGCTCCCATTAGAGCTTTGAAACGAAAGCCCTTTTCGACGCCTTGTGCAGCCCAAAGGGCTTTTGCTTCTCCTATGTCAAACTTTTCGTTCATGTTTCCAATCTCTTTGAACGCAGCTTTGTGAACAAGCACGCCGTTGAGCGAACCATCCACAAAGCAATAATGACGATCTACAATCGGGAATAAGATGTCCTTCTCGTCTTCCACAAAGTATGCATACTTGTGGTAAAATCTAGTTCGTAAGTAGCTTCCCGCGAACATCAAGAAATTCCAAGGGGCTTTAGCCTTTGCCATACCCTTGTTGATCAGAGATGTATAAGTGTCTCCACCCTTTTCAGTAGGGCAAATATCCTTCATCTCTTTAATTTCTTCTTTGATTGCATCAGATGGGGCAATACAAAGTTGATGACTATCGGGGAAGTAGTTTTTTATGGATCGGATCGTAGATTTGAGACCGCCCATGTTACGTTCTGGGCAGAGGACTACGAACCCGAAGTCCACCTGTTTGTACTGATACATTTGGTCTTAGGAATAGGAATTTTAGGTAATCGGCTGGTTGAAGTCGATCCTGAGTAGATCGCCACCGCCAAGTGCTGTATTGAGCGTGAACTCACCCGCAGCCGGGTCTGTTTCTGTGTAGTAGTAGCCTTCAATAGCGACTCCGCTAGTCAAGTGAAGACCATTGACATAAACTCGCAAAGAACCCGCGTTGTAAGGCGTAGCACCTGCGGTCGTGACAAAGTTAATGCTGTCAGACGTTACCGGTATAATATCATAGTGATGAATGTGATGAACTGAGAGACCAACTGTCGTGTCGGCCAAAAGGGCTCCCGTCATATCAGTTCGCCAGGAAATAGTTGAAGAAGGCTTAATAACCAACGTTTCACTGATCCCAGGCCAAACAGCGGACCCAGAGATTGTTGTTACGTCAATCGTCAACTTTGTGGCTTCATCGGCTATTAAGCTGAGCTTGTCTCTTTCATCGTCAGTCATCCGGACAAATCCGCCGGCGTCAATGTGCTCTTTGATGCTATGCAATGCATTGTCAATGGCGATAGTCTTGATTGAACCGTCGTCTTCTAATGATTTATTGAGCCGATTACCCAAGGTTCCTGCATTGCCAATAGATTGGCGGAGGTCATTTGCGTTGTTATCGACCTGAGCATTTACCAAGAACATCTGCGTTGACAAACCTGTGATAGGAAGGTTGTCAACAAAGAAGTGGTAAGGGTCTAGCGACCGATACTCTGGAACAGGTACTTTATTGATATTCGGCATACTTCTATATATTCGCCGTCGTGAAAACTACTTCTTTTTCTTCGAGAGCATTCTACTTACTGTACTCTGATTAACACCCACATTTTCCGCTATTTGAATTACCTAAAATTGGAGACGCTTTTTCATAACAGCGAAACTCTCCAATTAAATGTTATCTGCATTTCACTTGTCTTACCCAAGTCAGGAAATGTCACCATACTGTAGAGATTATCATTGGCTAGCTGTAAAGCCATCTCATTCAATGTGCTGCCTACTGCTTCGTCAAAGGTGATAACTGACGTGAAGATTGCAGTTGTCGGTGCTGGGTCTTCAACCCGAGCGATGACATTCTTACTAAGCAAGATGGGTCCGAATAGACCATTTCGAGCTTCATCTACAAACTTTGGTACGCCACCTGTCGTGCCATTTGTGCCGAATTGCATCTGGTCAACATAAAAAGAGAAAGGATCATCAACTTCGCGAGCCAAGCCCATGGCTAAAGCGATTTTGCCATTCCTCAAGACGGTATTATTCCAAGTACCCTTAATGCACTCGCCGCTCTTGTAGAGAATTTCGTAATCTACCCAACCTTTCGTTTGGACATCTGATTCAGTGTTAATCATGCTTCTTCCATTCTATCTCAATACTAATGGTTTCTTGTTGTAGTTGAGTGTCAATGATTCCCTTTGGGGAATTCATTGCAGCAACTTTTAGAGCCATCGGGGTCACAGTTTCTGTCTCGATCTCAATAATCTCACGATTTCGACGATCCCAATTAAAGAATTCAGTGCCGTCGATAACCACTGGTGAATCCTTTTGGAGTTGAATGATTGAGTAGGAAACTGGAGACCCAGCAATGCCCCAATCTTGGGCTGGCCCAACTAGGGTCAGAATTGTTTTATCTATTTCAGCTATCTGATAGTGATTATCGCCTATCTTGACAAGGAAATTCTCCTTGAATTTGTTGTTCTCAAGCAAAGGACCAAGCTCGTTGGCCCCATTAGATATGCCTAAACCAGCTTCATGGTTGGCAGGAGCAACGAGCGTATGTCCTCTGTAATCTAGGAAGCCGATTGCATTATCTAGCAATCGTCTGAAAATCTTACACGCAGTTATGCCTAATGCTCCGCTAGTGTAATCCTCAATGTAGAACTCATCAGGATTGACGAACTCTAAGATGCGATATTGAGTGCCCGCAATTAAGGCATAATCCCCTTCGATTAGGCCAAAATCTGTCCGAATGTCGCTTGAGGCAACAACCAAAGCCCTTCGCGTCACTGCTACAGCCCCCGAAGTGCTTACTTCGCCTACGTCTACAGATAGATCGGTCTTCAATTGATAAGTGATGCCAGTTACATCAGTAGTCGTCGGCCAGCCAGAGATTGCTACGGTGTCGTCAGGATATGAATTAACGACCGTGTAGGTTCCGACTACTAGGGCAGGAGCCGTAACTTCAATCATCCATCCTGGCTGAATACCAGAGAGTCGGAAGTCAGACTCATCATCAGAAAAGATGTAGAGGTCATCAGGTGTTACGCTGGTGACTGGATTAGAGAATAAACGATTAGATAGCCGGAACAAGAATTCACTCTTGTCAAGAGGGAATCCGATTGTGTCTGGCACGCCCTGCAAGATATCTACAGTAAGCCGACTTGGATTACCGACCTTGTATTCACCAGTATCCGGACCCGTCAAAATCTCAAGTAGATTGAAGTTCTCGTTGATACCCAGGATGGTTCGATCAAATCTTACACCCGGTGAATATAGAGTAATTGCATCATTCTTGCCGGTTCCATTTGCAGCAGTGACTGTAATAGCATCGGCCAGTGCATCTCGCCGAATAGCATAAGCATCGAGCGACCCTTGGTTGCGATAGCGAGTGAAAACGTCCTGGCCGAAGGTAATATACTCGTTGCCGTCAAACTGAAGCAGCATCTCAATCTGTTCTATTTGTGGTGGAACAAATTCGTTAACACTGGCCGCAAAATTGATAGTATGAATCAACGCATGGAATGGCGTATATTCGGTAATGATAGATGTAGTCTCACTTACGCGATCATCGGACAAGTTTTCTACTTCTACATCAATTGAGAAGTAGCTGCTGACGCAGCAAGAGCAAGGATCGAGGAAGTTTCGGTCGATATCGCAAGGGTTTAGCGAATCTCGTAGACTACCATTGTATTCTTCTTTGTTATAGAGATTCTCCGAGTACGCAAACTCAGTTCGAATCTTTCCGTAGATCAAAAGAGGTAGAAATGGGTTGCGAGTCGGGCACAGAACATCGAACATCGTATCTGCTGGATCGATTAGTCGGACATTCCAATTCTTAATCGGGTATGTTATATCTCTTTCGTCACGTTGATCTGCAAGCGGCAAAGAACGAATGTAATCTTCTACAGCTTGTGAATCAGGCTCGGCAATTTTGTAGATGACTCTTACGATATCCCCTTCCATTAACTCGATTGGGCTCACTGAAAGTGAGTCTCCAATCCAAGTCATGGTGGTAATGCCGCCTGTATTGGTGAAGTCAACGTAATCGGTAGTTAGCTCTATATAGTCATCATCTCCATCCGGCCGCAGATAAACTTCGAAGTTAGCGGCTTCAACGGGCAATAATGCCAGTTTTGCCAATTCGAAGCTTGTCTCGTCACTAACTACGAATGCTTCTTGCCATGTAGATGGAGAGATTACTTGCCATAGCTGCTGGATTCTGGTCATCTGAATGCCGGCTTGAGCAAGTGCTTCTTCGAGACCTCGTTCAGTTCCTTTTCTTTTGAAGAGTGGAACGGCTCGTTTGATCTGGCGTCGCCAAAGCGTAGTGTCATCAGACCGCAAGACGAGATCAAACATACCAGCGAGATAAGGAAGCGTCTTCTCATTGACTGCATTAGCGTCGATCAAATCGACGATCTGGTTTGCTAAGTTTTCGAGAGTGGTAAAGCCATCGGCAATCGATTTATTCAATCGGTTTATAACGTCTGGTGTTTGATCTTGTTCGCCAAGGGAGAGCTTAAGCATCTCGGGCATATAGCGATCCAACAAGGTTTCATACTTTTCAGGAGGCGTGAAGTGAGTTGGAATACTCGTTGTTGCTCTTGTGTCACCATAGAGTATGAACTGTGTGTAAGACGACATTTGATCGCCGGCTAGCAATGGAGTCCATGTCCAGCAGATGATGTAGTCGCCTTCGTTCGCAAACTCAGGATTCCAAAGAAGCTCGAAGCTGCCTGTATCGACAAGCTCCATTTGGGCATTCTCTGTATCTGTCGAGAGCCAAGCAGGGAAATCGTCAGTTCCAAAGACTTTGGTGCTTTCAGCGGCAGAGAAGTACGTGCTTGTATCGATTAGGTTGTTTTCATCGATTTCAACTTCATCATTATCCTGATGAAAGTTCTGTCCCTGAAAGTCTCGACTCAAGAAGTAGATGATCACCCGATCTACCTTATAGGGATCGATAAGATTCCCGTCCGAATCTGTTGTTTGTAGTTCAAACAGAACGGTATCTGTGATCTTCGGCTTCTCTGATAGTGTTTTAATCGCCATTATTGAAACGTAAACGAAATGGTTGTGGTATCTGGTCTGATGACCTCGAAGAATCTGGCCGTTACAATACTTCCAGAGTTTTCTGGGTCATCTGTAACGAAAGTAACATCTACTCTCTCGATCTCGGGAATATCGGAGAGAACTTTGACAATATCTGCTTCACGAAGGTCTTGTCCGTAATCCCAATTAACAAGAGCAAAGAAATCGCTAAGTCGTCGTTCGATTCGAACCTGGATTTCCTCTTTGAACTTGCGGAAAAACTTATCAGCGACTACATCCACAGTCACATCCGTCAGGATCACGCTACCGTCTCTGATACAAACAAAGTCTGTCAGCATCTTTTTCGTATCAATTTCTTCTTGAAGATCGACTTTCAGGCCGTTGGAAGCTTCCTGAAGCCCGTTGAGACCATTCTTAGCGAGAACGAACATGTCGATGATGTTGCCGGAACATCCATTATTTCGAAGGATTGCGGTAGCTTTGCCAACTTGTCCGTTGTAAGGGCTCGAAAATTGTTCAGCTATAGTCTTGTAGTCATCGCCTGTAACAGCCCGATCTTGAGTTCGGATATAGGCGGGTAGTTTCCTGCGAATATCTTCAATTGTGTCGCCGTTGTAGCCAAACTCTCCGCGAGTGTAATTCACGAATGTAACTGGTACTGAGAAATCAAGGCCAGTCAACTCGAAATTTCGTTGAGTATTGATGAAGTTAGAGACGATGTTGCCAATTGTGCCGCCGCCTGTGCGATAGGTTACAACAATAGTTGAGCCAACAGAAGGAATCAGCCCGGCTTTATTGTTGCCGAAGATTACAAATGCTTCATAGTTAGAATTGAACTCGACTCGATATTCACGACGTGGTTGAGAATCTGTGAAGAAATCAACCTCTTCCCACCGAACGCCATCCACATCGACTCGAACACTGTCAAAAATAACTGGAGAAAACGAGAGTGTGATAGTTTGACCAACTTCCCCCGTACCAGTGGATGTTTCAGAGCGGGTTTGCCCTTCAATACCAACAACTGATGTTGTACTAAAAGACCCCGAACTGATGATGATGTCTTGATCAAACAACGGATCGTTATTCTCGTCGGCAGGGAAAAGCTCGTATGAAATAGGTATATTACTCGACACTACATTGAGGACTACCGGCGTTGGGATTATCAGGTCGGTTGCTTGGGCCTGGACTATCGTGGCCGAGAAAGAAGCCTTTGCTGCAATCGGCGGAGTTGGCTTAAATCCAACAAGATTTGCAAGCCGAAAGGCGTTCTCAATTTCTGTTACTGAATCAATGTAAATCTCATTGACAATATGATCCATTTTGAATGACAGCATATCTGCTATAAATGCCCAACTTTCGACGAGCAGTATCGCTAGATCAGATTCAATGAAATCATTGAAGATACTAGCAAAGCGTTCTTTCATGAATTGAATCAAACGGGACTTTAACGACCAGTAGTCTTGATTCGTGTAATTCAAGCTAGCCAGCTTTGGTGATCTGATTTCTTGTGACTGCGTAAGAGGCGTCGAGTCAAATGAACAATTGTCTGTCATTTCGTTTTACCTTGGAATTCCTTAATATACTCTGCGTATGTCGTAGTTGTCTTGTATCTATAGCAAACTACCTCTTCATCGCTGTGATTCTCTGGCTCTCCGTCAATTTCATAGACAGCAACCTTCATGCCCGCCGGAATTTTCTTGTTGCTCCATTGCTTGATCATCTGCTCTCCAAGAAGCGGTTTCTCTTCTGGGATATTCTTAACATCCACCCAAAGGAACCTGGGCGGATTGCTCGATTCAAGCTGGATACATGAGCTTTCAAGACCATCAGCCGGCCCACCGACGTATTTAGTATCAAATTGATAGCCGTACCCTTGAAATTTCATCTTATGCTCCCGGCAGAGGAACCTCTAAAGTGAGGAGTTCTACCTGTTGAATGTTCTCTGGATCAAGGAAGGCAATCTGAATTAACAAGACTCCTTCGATGTTTTCCAATGTATCTGCTTGGTTTAGATCGCTTCTATCTATTTGAGTGGTAACATTGATTTGTTCAATAACAACTCTCGGTTCCCAAAGACGAATTGTTTCTGTGATGCGATCTCGAACCTGCCGAACCAGAATTACATCATTCGGTTCGAAAAAGAACTCTCTCAAATTAGCCCCAAAGTTAGGCTCCATCACACGCTCCCCATAGTTGGTGAGCAGAAGGATAAGAAGATCGGACTTGATTTGGTCTACACCACTCTGTGAACCAAAAAAACCTCTAGCTTTCTTGCAAACTGGATAAGGTGCTCCTTGGAATCTCGCCATTTTCTCTC